TTCTAAATTAAATTCATCACAGAAAACTTTATTAAGAGAGTATATTAATAATATTTCTAATACAAATTCTTTAAAGAAAACTTTATCTCAAATTGTAAAAGAACTTAAAAGTGATTTAACACAAAATAAAACTAATTTACAAGATAAAGTTGTTAAAATTAAAATGAATGAAGCTATTAATACAATTGATAAATTTTGTGGTTTAGATGATAAATCTCAATTTGTAAAAGATTCGCATGTTTTACAAACAATGAGGTATATGGAATTATTGAAGGAGTTAAAGAAAAGTGACAAGAAGTCAACTAAAAAATAAATTAAAAGAAATTTTAAGAAATAAACTTTCTGAAGAAACTTTAGATATTAAAGAACTATGGTCTACACCTGGAATTGAAACACGACCAATATACAAAGGTGGTTCAGACCTAAGATGGCTTTTAAGTTTGCTTAACAGAACACCAAAATCCGGTGGTAATACTGAAACAGCAGTAGCAGTACAAAAAGAAGAAGATTTAGAAGAAATGAACTCAACAGCATCAGTAGGTGGTGAATATATGACACCAATGGCTTTTGACCCAAAACAGAAAAAGAAAAAAATTAAAGAAGAATTAGAACCGAAAGATGTTCAGCATGTAAGGAAAATTGTTAAAGAAATCATTAACAATATGTTCAGAGATATTTGGTTGAAACGAAATTCTTGGAACAAAATATAGGAGAAAATAAATGCCAGCAGAACTAACAGCATCGATGTATCAAGCTAAGAGTGGTAATCAACGCGGGAAAGATTATCAAATGTTTCCTAAAACACCTGATTTGAGTGTAACATATAATGAAGTAACTACACCGGCGCCGACTACCGTTGTTGAAAGACCTAATTATGTCATAATAAATAAAGCTGATACATATAATTTTTTATATCATACAACTTGTTCGATAGGGTCTAGTGTACCAGCAGCTGGAGCTGAAAAATATACACAAGGGGCAGTTGTACCAAGTAATGGTACACCAGTAGAATTACCTATCAATCCAGTGGCTTGGGAAGGTGGCTCGACAGGTGATGTAACATTCGTATATGTGAGGGTGAGATAATGAGTAAACAATTATTAGTAGATTATATACCATTTGAAATAACAAGAGAAGCTATAAATGAATCAATAGCTGAAAATGATGGTAGATTGATTGTTAAGGGAACTTTACAAAGAGCTGAAGCTAAAAATCAAAATGGTAGAGTATATCCTAGAGAAGTGTTAATGAGAGAAGCGAACGAATATGCGAGAACTAATATAGCTGAAAGAAGAGCGCTTGGTGAACTTGACCATCCGGATTCTTCTGTTGTTAACTTGAATAATGCATCTCACAATGTTTTAGAAATGCATTGGCAAGGTGATGATTTATTAGGAACGGTTGAAGTATTAGGTACTCCAGCTGGAAACATTTTAAAAGAATTATTTAAATCGGGTATTAAATTAGGTATATCATCAAGAGGATTAGGTTCAGTTAAAGAAATTAAAGAAGATACAGAAGATGGTGATAGTGATTCAGTTAAACAAGTTCAACCAGATTTTGAGTTAATAGCTTTTGATTTTGTATCTAATCCTTCTACACACGGAGCTTTTATGGCACCAGCTAATGAAGGCGTACTTAAAGAAGGTACTGAAGTAGGAACACGACACGATGGAGTTTGTTGTCACGATTGTAAAATTGAAGATATAATTGATGAAATTATAAGAGGATAATACAATGCCATTTAAATCCGAAAAACAACGGAAATGGATGTATGCTAATGAACCTGAAATAGCTAAGAAGTGGGAAAAGAAAGAACAATTAAAAAAAGAAACAAAAGTAAGAAATCTGATTAAAAAAATGGTAAGAGAAAAAAATATGAAAAAACTGAGTAAAACTTCTAAAAAGAAAATCAGAGAATTTATTCTTAAAGAAAGATATTCTTCTGATTTGAATGATTTGTTTTATCAACAACACGATTTAGGAATGACAAATCCTACTAGTATTCCTGGTATGGAAAGACAGATTCAGTTTTTATCAGGTATGCCAGCAGTAACACAGATGACACCTGAAGAATTAGAATTTTATAATACTCAAAAAAATATTTTAGCGACTCAAGACCATATGGATTTAGTAAGAAATAATCAACAAATTGGATATACAAAAGATAATATTGACTTCAACAATAATAAAGATTTCGATACAGATACAACTAATAAAGGTATTGATTGGAAAGTACCAACAGCAGCAGCCGGAATAACTGGTCTGGCGTTAGGTACAAATAAAAAGAAGAAAAAGAAAAATGCATAAAAAGAAAGTTAAGACTATTAGAGAATTTATTAATCCATTTTCACCTAGAGCTAAAATAGATGCATTTCATACTATGAATGCTTATGACCCAAATTGGTTTGAAAGAGATTTTATTCCAGGAGAACTTGAAAAAATAGCAAAAATGGAAAAAAAATTCGGACCTGAAAAAGCTACACAAATACGAACAGATAAATTTTGGGATGCTAATTTAGGGGGTGAACACGATATAACAGATTATGTTAAAATAGCAAAAATAGCTAAAGATAAAGGTGTTAATATGAAAGATGCTGGTTTAGTACCAGAAAGTAACCTAAGGGGAACAACAATGAATAAGAAAAAATTTAGTGAGAGTGGTGAAGATAATGATTTTTTACCGACTCGTAATCCAGAAGATTATATTCAGCATGATTATGATTTAGATGATGATGGTACACCTGATTTAATACAAAATCCACAAACATCTCCAGTAACACATTCTGAAGAAGAAGCAGAAATTATACGACAAAATATGTTACAACAACAATATAAAGACCAGACAGCTGATTATTATGATTGGATTTTAAAGAATCCGGGTAAAGTAGCACTTGGTTTAGGTGGAGCAGGTTTAGTAGCAAACCACTTACTTAAAAAAAGAAAAGATAAAAAGAGAAGAAGTGAAAATTATGAAAGTATGCACCCTAGGTTAACAGAAAATATAAGACATTTAATATTAAAAGAAGATGATGACGATGATGAAAAATCTACTTTACAGAAAGCACTTCCATGGTTAGCAGCTGGTGGAGCTGGCTTGTATGCACATCAAACAGGAATGTTAGACCCAATGCTTCAAAATATAGCTCCTAATTTAGTTAAAGGTGATGAAGCTCCGTTTTGGAAAAAACAGGTCGTTCCTACAAATAATTCAAGTGGTACTGGTGGAAGTGGAGGAAGTGAATCGGGTGGTATTGATTGGGATAGCGCACCAGCATCAGGTACTCCAGAAAGAAAAGCTTTTTATGATAAACATAATCTAGCATATGATGATTCTGTAGATTGGACAATAGGAATACCGGAACCGGGTACTCCAGAAAGAAAACTTTGGTATGATAAACACGGTAAAGCGTACGATGATACTATAACAATTGAATCACGAATGGTATCAACTAATAAAAAAGTTCTTAATGAAAGAGTTAGAAGTTTGATACTAAAAGAAGGACCACAAAGATTAGATGAGAAATTTTTCAAAAAGCTTTTAAAAACAGCTGGACTACTTGGACTTGGAGCTCTTGGAATGAGAGCATGGCAAAATAAACAATTTCCAGGTCAAGATTGGATTCAAAGTAATGTTATAGATAAATTTTCAAAAAATAAAAAAGATGATGTTGAAACGAAAATAACACCAGATGAAACTGGTAACTTTAAAACAGATGATGAAAGAGAAATTAGTATATCTAAAGTAGAAAATGTTGAAGAAAATGATGACCTTTATAGTAAAGACGGTATCAATACTACAATGGCTGGTCATGGTGGTTTCGGAGCATGGAATCCTAAGACAGATAAATTACAAATGTATAAAACACATATATATGACCCAAATATTTTTTCTACTGAAGACCCGGGGGGTTCTGGAGAACTAAGATTTTATAGTGGTGATGGTAAAAAAATAAGAGGTTGGGATAATCCAAGAGGCGGAGATTTTAGTGATTTACATAATAAAGTAGTTAACATGCCGTCAGATTCTTTAACATACAATGATTATAAACATATTTTATTGAAAAATCGTGATGAAACAGGGGCATTAAAAAAATGAAACTAAATGAACAAAGATTAACAGCTACGGTAAAATTGATACATCATAGCTATATGCTTTCTGAAAATGTAAGAGAAAGACAACAACTTAATGAATTTTTTAAAAATCTAGGAAAAAAAGCTGTTGAAAGGTGGGGACCAAAAGCTTGGACTGCTATCAAAAATGCATTCAACTTTAAGGCACATCCTGTTAAAGCGACATATAATACAGCTACTACCGGATTAGTCGGGTCTGAAATCCATAATAAGGTTTTTCACGATGATGATTGGCTTAATTTAGATTTTTGGAATAGTAAACAATATGATAATATAGGAAAAGATATAGTTATCAACCCAGCAGAAAATCCACAAACTATTGGCTTTAGATTTGGACTTACAGATGATGAATATAATAGTTTACCAATGGAGGCAAAACAACAATTGATAGATTCAGCTGAAGGATGGGATTCACAAAGACATCAAGGTTCTCCAATAGCTCCAGCTTTGGGATTAGCAGCTGGTGTTGGTGTTCCTTTACTCGCTAGTAAATTATTTGGTAAGAAAAAGAAAAAACAAGAAAAAGCCAAAGCAGACCAAAAAGCACAAGCGATTCCACAGACAGAAGGAAAAATTGATGAGAAGAGAGGCTTGTTCAACAAGCTTGTCAAGCATGGTCGAAGTGCACCAAACCCAGTATCCGACCCTCCCGGTGAGTTCGACCTATCACACCTTAAGATTGAAAAGAATCCAAGAGTATTTGACCCTAATCATCCTAAGCTGCTTGGTACTCCTGAAGTAAGAAAAAGTTACATTGACAGCTTAAAACCAAATTTTGATGAAGAAGTTGAAGAAGGAATATCAGCCGAAGAATTAACTCAGAGGTTTCAAAAGAAAATTCAAAAATATAATCAAAAGATAGAAGCTGAAAAAAAGAAATATGAAGATGAATTAGAAAAACAACAAAAAGATTTAGAAAGTAGTCCACAACAACAAGCAGAAGGATTCGCAGGAGCTCTTCCAGCTGGACAAAGAAAAGCTTTTGATAGTAATAGAAGAAGACAATCAGAAGTTCTTGGATATAAATTAACCGGAAAAAGTGATATAAAAGTTGAAGTCGATGACGCAACTATACATCAAAGGGGACATAAAATGAATGAAAGTTTAAAAAATAAAATAAGAACATTAATATTAAAAGAAGCATATGGTGGTAAGTTACTAGTAGAAGGTCCTTATGCTGACCATTCTGATGTAGTCGGATTTGGACAATATGCTGACCACTCTGATGTAGTTCCTTATGGACCTTACGCTGACCATTCTGATGTAGTCGGATGGGGTAGACCAAATGCAGAGTCTTCTTTAGTAGATACTCGACCAGGAGCAGAAAGCCTACAAGGTTGGTATGATGATAGAACTGAAGATGGTTGGGGAGGATATGGAGAAACTGATGTTTTTGGTACTCAAGGTCAACCAGAAGTTGATACATCAAAACCAGATTGGTCTAATGCTCCAGGTGTAGGTACTGATGAAAGACGAGCTTTTTATGATAAATACAATCTAGCATATGATGATACAATCAATCAAAGTACACCTCCTAGTGATGAACCTGTTGTCACACCACCAACAGACTTTGATGGTGAGTTAGATAATATAAATAAAGATTTAGAAAAACCTGAAGATGACGGTCCATCTTTAAAACCATCATCACACGATGGAGATGCAATTGATAAATGGAGTGATATTCGACAAGATAGAAGAGATGCAGGTAAATTTGTTTTAGGTAATCCAGACCATAACATAGATGTAGCTCAAGATAAAATAAGAAATCTAAAGAAAAATGTTAAGACTAGTGTAAACACAGCTTTAGATAAAAGAGCACAAAATATAGAAAAAGGTAAATATACTTTAGGAGCTCCATTACATAATCTTAATAAATTAACGGGAGGTCGTATAGATTTAAGACCTAACTGGATGAGGAAGAAAAAATAAGATGAAAGTGACTAAAAATCATTTAATTGAAATATCTTTTAGAAAAAGAGTAGTTGATGACAATCTTCATTTAAACGAAAATCGTGAACAACTTCAAGAGTTCCTTAACATCTTTGGTAAAGAAGCTATAAAAAGAGGTGGGAAAAAACTTATAAGTTTATTACCTTGGGGATGGTTGGGATATGAAGTTGCAACAGACCCTGAAACAGGATTGGGTAGTGATAACCCAAATTATATAAATTGGAGAGATACAATTGTACAGAGAGATGTAGGTGATATAGCGTCACCTAAAATTGTAGATGGTCAGATTGTAGATTTAAATTTTAAAGAACATCCAGGTATGACACCTGAAGCAGAAGCAGCTATGTGGGATAGTGTGAAAAAAGCTGGAATGGTAGGAGCAGGAGCTACTGGAGTAGGATTGTTAGCAAAACATATGATTGATAAAAGTAAAGAAAAGAAAAGAAAAGAAAATCCTGAAGAGAGTTACCATTATAATAAAGTAACTAAAAACAAAGGAAAATAATTATGAAAATCAAACGACAGCATTTACAAGAATTATTTCAAAAAAGATGTTCTTTAGCTGAATCTAAAGAAGAGCAAGAGCGACTTAATGAAATAGCATGGATACCTTTATTGTGGGGTGCTGGTAAATTACTCGCGGGTGTAGTCGCGACTGATGTAGCTGATAGAACTCTCGGTTGGGGAGCAGAAAAAGCAGGACTTGGAAGTGGTGACCGAATATCTTCACAAGCTTTTGATTATGTATTTGGTTCAGATGAAGAGAGTACTCCTCAAGATATAGAAGCAGCTAAAAACGCAGGCACCTGGGCAGCTGCTCACGGAGCGAACTATACTAAAGATAAATATGCGGGTTTATATACTCCTACTAATACGGAACCTACTAATACAGGAGATACAACTTATAAAAATGATAAACCAGAAATAAAATTAAATACAACAGATACTTTTGGAGATGCACCACTTAATAAAGCCACTCAAGCTGGAATAAATGTGGGTAAAGCAGTTGCTCCATTAGCATTAATAGGTGGAGCTGGATTATTAACAAAAGCTTTAGTAGATAAAAAGAAAAAGAAAAAACAAGAAGAATCAGTAATAAGAGAACAAGAAGTTGCTTATGCTCAACTACCAGATGAAGAAGAAGAAGAAAAGTCTACTTTTCAAAAAATGTTACCTTATTTAGCTACAGCGGGAGCAGCGGGTTATCTCGGTCATAGACACGGGAAAGCAAAAACAGCAGCGAAATATAATGATGCTTTAGCTCATACAGGTCATTATTTAGCTAAGAGTGGTAGAATACAAAAAGATTTAGTGAATGCTATTAAATCTGGAAAGATTGACAACTCACAAGTAGCTAGTATAATGGCAGCTTTAGGTGCTAATGCAGTAAATGTAGCGGGTAAATTGTTTCCATTTATTCCATCTAAAGAACAAATGAGCAAATGATTAAATTAAAAGACATATTATTAAATGAGGAGTGGGGAAAAATTTCTCATATACCCGATGACTCTCCAGTTTGGGATAAATTAGCAAGAGTAAATAAAAAAGCGAGTGACAAGTTTCAACCTAAAACAGAAGAAGAAAAAAGAGAATATTATGAAAAACTACGAAACGATATAAGATTGAAATTTGGAGACGGTCATCCATCAGATTGGGAATATGAGGTTGACCCTGAACATAGACATATCGCACGAGCGGCAGCAGAGCGTTATTTTGACGCAGGAGACGCGTTAGGTTATTATGACGAAACTTCACCTCACTATCTTTATGGTGAAAGTAAACAAATTACTGAAGAAGTTAAACCAGCAGTTGTAAAAAAATTAAAAAAAGAATTAGATAATTCTTTAAAAGGGATAAGAAAAAATAATTTTTCTGTATCAAGAGAATTTAATAAAATAGATAGAAATAAAGCTAAACAGGCGATGACTTTATATAAAAAATATGTAATTGAATATCAAATTCGAATGCATAAATTATTAAGAGAAATGAAATAAAAAATTTATTAAACGGAGGGTAAAACCATGAAAAAACAAAAAGCACTAAAACCGACGAATGAACAAATTATTTTTGAAACAATTGTTTATTCGACATTAACAGCGTTACAGAATCATATGTTACGAGAAGGTATGATAACAGAATCAAATGTTAAAGAAGCTGATATGAGAGCAGAATTAACCGTACCTATTATACAAGAAGTGGCAACTCTAATTCCCCACATCGTAGGACCTTATGTAAGGGATGCATTAACACCTAAACCTAACTTAGCTGGTTCAGGAGCTCTAGCTGCTAAATTGGCTGGAGACCCCGGACAAGACGACTTAGATGTATCAGGTTTATCAGGTGACGAAGTAGAAACTATAAAAACAGATTACGGATTACATCCAAATACAGAAAAAGACGAATTTGGAAATTTCGTTTCAGTAAACGATACAATCAGTAGTGGTGAGGACACAACAGATACGACAGCTCATCCAGGATTAGATGCAAGTGACGGTTCTCAAATTTGGAATTGGTTTAAAAAAGCTGCACCATATCTAACTAGAAAAAGATTTTAGGAGAAAATAAATGAAAAAACAACCACTGAAAGAAATGTTTAAAAAAATAGGTGGTCATAGATTAAATGAATCAACTTGGGAAAATAGAAAGTTTGGAGAACCATTACCAACTATGGCTGATTATAAAAAAGCACACGAAAGTACTAACGCTGAAAAAATAAATGAAGCTGATTATACGAAAGTAACAATACCCGCTCAAGTAAAAAGATGGATGGGTAAATTTGTTTCTGCTGTACAAGAAGCTAATTTAAATAAAATGAAACGAATAGCTATATTGTTTGCTATAATAAAAGCTTTAGGTATTTCTAAACAAGAATTACAACAATATGTAATGAGAGTTAAGCGAGAAATATAATGTCAAAAGAAAAAAACTTCTTAAATGAAATAGCTATGAAATTAGGTAAAGTTTATACAGCTAAAGACAATCCTCCGTTTAGAGTTGATGAACTTGATACTAGTGGTGGTTTACACACTATGTATGGTCTAGATGATGAAGTGTCTTTTGATATTAATCAAGATGACAATTTAGATGGTTTAGAACAAGGTGATTTTACAGATTTGGGTGCTATAGATACAGAAGATAATGAGACATTAACACCTAAACCTTCTTCAGTTGGACTTAAATTACCAGCTTCAAATGATTTTGTGAAGAGACAAAAAGAACTAGATTATCTATATGGTGGAGGTCAATATAAAAGACCTGAAAAGACTCTACAAGATAGAATGTGGAATCAGTATGTAGATAAACAAATGGCAGACCCTGAAAATAAACTTTTTAAATCAGTATCTCAACAAAATTTAGAAGACAGATTAGCTTTAACTAATAAACTTAGTAATGTTAGTAATGTACCTGGACAAAAAACTGCTGGTATACCGTGGTTAAAAATAGCAGCTGGTGGAGCTCTAGCGTTAGGAGCAGCTAAGTTATATAAAAAAATAAGAGATAGAAAACGAAGACAACGACAACAAGATAATTATCAACCTACGGGTAATCGTATTACTGAGGGTGTTCCTAATCGTTCAATGGAGTTGAAAAAATTATTAACTAATGTTGAAAAAACAAATAAACAATATCATGCGGCAATGTTGGATTTATATGAATGGTTAAGAGCAATGGGATTAGACAAAGATGCTGATATATTATTAACAGCTTATAAAAAGAATTTAATCACTTTTAAAAAAGTTTATCTTAAAATTTTGAAAAAAGTAGAAAAAATGGTAAAAATGAGACCTCCGAAAAATAAATATGGAAAATACGCATGAAAATAACTAAATCAAAATTAGAACAGATTATTAAAGAAGAAATTGAATTAAATGAATATGCGAGTGCAGTAATCAACCTCAGCAGTCGATTTGGACCTTCTATAATAAAGGGTTTGAAACACCTTCCTAAATATGTGGCAGGTAATGTAGTATGGGATGCGGGAGTTAATGCATTGACAGGTGAAGATGAACCAGATACAACTTACGATTCCGATGCACTAAGTGCACTTGGAACCCATGCTGGTACGGAACTGAAAAAGGCCAGAGCTATGGGAAACACTTTTGATTATCCTGGTCAAGAAAAAGATTTAGATGGTTTTGATACTCCTCACATTAATGTGCGTAATACTAATGATGAACTTTGGGCATATAATGAAAGCAAGCGAGTTACATCAAAAGATATAAAATCAATACAAAGAGATATTCAATATTATATAAAACAATACGACAAAGCAGAAACAGATGATGATAGAGAAGGATGGAGAAGTGCTATAGAGTCAGGTAAAAAAGAATTACAAGATTTAATGCAAAAAAGAGGAAGAAATGAATCAGTAAATGAAGAAAAACTTAATGAAGGTGGAAAATTTAGATTATCAGCTAATGCTGATTTGATGTGGCATGGTAATGATATTGTTATTATATCCGGTAGACATAGAGTTGTATTAAGTAGAAAAGAATTAGGTAATATTATAGCAGCTGCTAAAAGACATAGATTGACATAAATGATTAAACTTAAAAAAATATTAAACGAAGATTTTGGTATGTCAGCTAGACAATTACCAAAATTTTCTTCAAAAGAAGCACAAGTTATAATGGATAAAAGTGTAAGAGAATATGCTAAGATTTTAAGAAAGGCTCAATATAAAATTATAAAAGATTGGATGACATTGGCTAAACGAGGTGTAATCGATTATTTTGATATAGTTAGAGGATTACAAACAGGTGATGTATCACGAGCATATCCTTTTGAAATAAGATTTTTAAAAGGTATTTTAGATAGAGATAAAATAATGAACCGATTTAGACAATACTTCGGTGGTAAGAAGGGGAAACCAAGACCATGATTAATTTAAAAACATTATTAACAGAAGATAAAAAGAAAAAAGAAAAATCTACTTTACAGAAAGCACTTCCATGGTTAGTGGGAGGAGCAGCTGGGTTGTATGGATTAAAACAGGCCGGAATAATTAAACCAATTGATAAAGCGACAGATACAACATCAACTGCTTTAGGAACTAAAGTAGGAAGCATTGGAACAGACCTTGCAGATAACACGGCTCCCGTTTATATTGATGGTCAATTAGTCGGAACAAAAAATATACCTACATCATTAATAAAGAATAAAAAACCTAGTAGTCAAATAATGGTAACCAGAGATGGAGTAAAGTTATATTGGAATCACGGCTTAAATCAATGGTCAAATGTTTCTGATGATGATTTACAGGCATATAAGGTACGAGAAAATATTTCGGTGAATAAAAACATACTTAATGAAGTAGGAGCTTCACCACAACATAAAAAATTTATAAAAAATATTTATAAAGCAGAAGAGAATATGCATAAACACATTATGTTATATAAAAACTTTTTAAATAGTCAAGGTTTGAAAAAAGAAGCCAATGAAATTGGTAGTAAATATGTTGGGATAGTAGGTAAGTTTACTCATTGGATGAAAATAACTTGGACTAAAATGGTCAGAAAAATGATATAATGGCTACTAATAAAGATATATTACAAAGATTAGAATGTATTGAATCAAATATGACAAATGGTCAACTTGATGAAATACACGAGACGGTAAAAGAAATTAAAGAGATTCTATTAGACCCTGAAGATGGTCTAATCGTAAGAGTAAATAAAAATACTTATTGGAGAAAAGAAATTGACGCTGATGAGTTTAAAGCATTAGTACGATGGAAACAGACAATAAACCAAGCTATGTGGATAGCTTATACGGCTTTAACAGGAATTATTGTTAAATTAATATTTTTTTAATATTTATATAATATATAGGAGAATAAAATGGCTTTAGAAGATATGACATCAATTTTTCAACCACAGGACACTAAAAGTTCTAATGGTTTAGCTGAAGGTAAAGGATTAGCGTCTGTTACTAATCAAGGTTCAGAACTTAACATTGATGAATCTTTATCAGCTACTACTGGATTAGCGAATGGAAAAGGTTTAGAACATTTAACAGAAGAAGGTTCAGATTTAAATATAGATGGTGGACCATTACCAGTACCGGGTACAGGATTAGCTAATGGTACCGGATTAATAAATTTAGGAAAAGGAAGTTCTACTCTTGATATAGATGGAGCTCCAAACAATATAAGCAGTGGCTTAGCCAAAGCAGGAGAAAACAAATGACAAAACTAAAAAACATACTGAGTGAAGTCTTTGACGAACAGCCTCAAGTAAATAAACACGAAGTAATTGAAGGTGTTAAAAACTATGGTAAAGTCGGACAATCACTCTTTAACAATAATAATATAATGGAAATCGCAGAAGAACTTTCCAAAGTTGCAGAATCAGCTCATACTCATATTCTCGGTGAACAAGGAGATTGGTTTGATAAAGTTTCAGTAAATAAAAATATGAATTATCTTAAAGGTAGTGTTAAAGAATTTAAGAAAACTGCAACAGAAGCTCATAGTCTTAATCAACGATTACAAGGTCTATATGAAGATATAGGAAATGTACTAGGTCGTTATTACGATATTGATGAGCATGTAATGCAAGAAGATACGGGTAAAGATTGGGATAAAGATGGTATAGATGAACCTGATTCAGAAGAGTATCTTGATTTAAAAGATAAAGCTATTAAAGCAAATATGGGTGAGAGTGGAGATATAGAAGAGGGCTTACCAGCACATATAATAGCAAAATTACCAATGAAACCACCACATTCTTCACTTCAGAACTGGTTAGATAATATGAGGAATCAAGATGATAAAACATACATCAAAGATTTCCCACTTGGTAGTGAAGAAAGAGCAGCTGAGTACGCGAAAAGAAATTGGGCACCAGACGAGACACTTCCAGCAGACCCTGAAATAATACAACAATATGGAGAAAGTATGTATAGTGATATTGATGAAGCGGTAAATACATATCAAGAATCTTTAAATAAAGAGTCTGAAAATAATGTTGAAGAATCAGCAGATGCTAAATTACTTAGATTAGCTGGTATTACAAAAGAATCAGTAGCAGCTGCTAAACCTACTAAAAGATTAGCAGATATTAAAGGTGCTGGTATTGTAACACATCAAGCAGTTGGTAAGATTACTAAAAAGTGGTAAATGAATGTCTGATAAATTGTTTTATGAAATTGTTCATCACATTGAACACTTAGTTATATATAGTTTTGTCATTTGGCAAGTTTATCTTGCAGTAAGGTTATTATTAGAGTTTGTGAGTAAGAACTTTAAATTTGAATCAAAAGTGATTACACCACAGACTCAAATAATAGAAAAACAAGTAGGTTCAGTTGAACAAACATCTAAGAAAGATTTAGGTGTAATTGATGTAAAAGTTGATAAAAACATATTTATAGACAAACCAGATAAATCTAAAGTTAAATTAGATGAAGTGAAAAAAGGTAAAGTAAAAACTCAAAAAAATAAATTGAGAAAATTAAGAGGAAAATGAAATTAACTAGAAATATATTAAAAGAACTGATTATAGAAACTACAGAGAAAATACTATCTGAAGGAAAAAGAAGACAATTAGAAGTTCATAGAATGGATAAAAAGAAAGTAGAAAAAATTTTAAAATTATTAAAATTGAAACCTGGAAAACATTTTGATGTTGGTGTCGGTAAACAGGGTTCAATATTAATTGATGTAGATGTAAAATATTTAGATAAATTAGTATCATTATTAATGAAAAATAGAGTAAGAGTGAGGTAAGTTATGGCCAAAGGTTTAGATTGTGGTACATCATATTATATAGCGGCGACAGAAGATAGTATTAAAAAACAAAGAAATGCTTTTTTAACCGTAGATGGTGATATCGCAACCGTTAAAAGAATGTTAAAAAGACAAAAAATACCTTATGTAGAGAAGGCAGGTAAAATACATATCGTTGGACAACACGCATTTAATTATGCACAGATATTTTCAAAGGCAGAATTAAAAAGACCTATGAAAAGTGGACTTTTAAACCCACAAGAAAAAGATGCATTACCAGTTTTATCTACAATTATAAATGAATTATTAGGTAAACCTAAAGGTAAAGAAACTTGTGTTTATTGTGTACCTTCAAAACCAATTGATGTAGAGAGAGAAGTTTCGTATCACGAAGATGTATTAGGAACAATTATTGAAGGTGCTGGATATAAAGCTAAAAAAATTGAAGAAGCAGTAGCTATTGGTTATGAAGGATTAGTAGATAATAATTTAACAGGAATAGCAATATCAATGGGAGCGGGTATGTGTAATATAGCTGTAATGTATGCTGGAATGACAGCATTATCATTTTCTGTATCAAGAGGTGGTGATTGGGTTGACCAAAATACATCAGCTGATACAGGTGTTCCTGTCGCTAAAGTAACTGCTACAAAAGAAAATTCATCAACATTAGATTTAACAAAATCACAGATGAGTAATATTTATGAAGAAGATTCATCAGAAGCTAATGTATTGATAGCACTTCGTTCTTATTATGGTGCATTAGTAAATTATTTATTAACAAATTTAAAACATCAGTTTGAAAATGCCGAAAAAGTTCCTCAATTTCAAGACTCAGTTCCAATTGTAATTGGTGGAGGAACATCATTAGTTAAAGGTTTTATGGAAGTATTTATGGAACAATTTAATCAAGATGAATTTCCAATTCCAGTATCGGAAGTAAAATTAATTGAAGACGCTCACACAGCCGTTTCTCGTGGCTGTCTAAGTGAGGCACAACTCGTAGAGGAGGATGAGAATGAAGCTATCGAAGAATGAGCTTAAAGATTTAGTAAAAGAGTCATATGGTGAACTTTTATTAGAACAAATTGAAATTAACGAAGTTAGGCAATTAGCTTACTTAGGTGATTATTGTATACGATTGGGTGAAGTAATATCTGAGAGAACTGCTACAATGAGAGCTCTCACAACTCATGCTCTAAAAGAAGATAAAGAATTTAGAAAGTATATAAAAGATACTACTATTACTAAATTAAATGAGAGTGCGAAGAATAAAGGAATCAAATGGTGGCTTAAGCATGGTGATGTACCACCATGGGTTATGTCAGGAGCAGCTGGAACTGGAAAATTATTAAAATGGCCATCAATCGTAACTGCTGGGTGGTATGGAGTTCCAAAAGTGGGTGAATGGATGGTCGATAAAGGTAAAGACGCCGTTCAGTATATTTTCAAAACAGGTAAAGATATAGTAACAGATTATGGTCCAATGGTAGCTGTTGGTGGTTTAGGGGCGTTAGGAGCTATGGCACTAAAAAATAAAGGTGATTTGAAGAAAACTAAAGCTCAAGCGATGCGAAATCTTAAATATCAAACAGGAAAATCAGCTAAAAAAGGTAAAAAAAATGTTAAGGCGGCTGGAAAGTGGGCAGTAGCTAAAGGAAAAGAAGGTATTAAATTAAGTAAAAAAGAATGGGAAAAATATAAGGCATGGAAGAAAAAGAAAGAAGCTCAAGCTGCAGCGGCGGGTGAATCAGGTGAACAACTAGAAATTCCATTTGAATCTTATCAAAGAATTAATAAAATGACATTAGATGAAATGGCTCCATTAGCAGCGATGGGTCAAAAAGCTCTTGATATCATTAATGGAACTGAACATTATCAAAACATACCAATTAGAGAAAATCAAGAAATGAGCTCAACTGAATCAGATATTGTTATTGTAACTGAAATTATGGATTCTACTCATAAAGTATTTTCAGAAGGATTGGGAGAAGAAAGACTTGAAGAATGGAGTCCACTCGTAGGTGCTGGAGGGGGTGCTCTTCTTGGATATATATTAGGTCAAGGTGCTCAAGGTGATATAGGTAAAAGTATGGCGACAAAATATACTTTTGAACCTAATGTACCCGCTACAGCTGATACTAAAGCTGCTTGGGACCCAGAGGCATTTGAACTTGAACCAGGTGATGAAAATTTATCAGATACAGATAAGTTTATTAAATACGGTACACCGAAAGGTGGTGATTTAGAAAAGAGATTAGCTACCGTTCAAAAAATTAAGGACTTCACAAAACCTGGAAATATGGCTATGTATGGAGCTGCAGCTGGAGCTTTACTGAGTAAAGATGATGATGATGAAGATGATGATGCGGCTAGAAAAAAAGGTTGGGAAGATAAACCAATTGATGAAGCTAATGAACTTGAAGAAAGAATATATGGTGGTCCGAGTATGTTTGGATTACCAGTTCCACCTCAATCAATTATGGCCGGTTATACTAAAGTTAAAGATATAGTAACAGGTAAAAAAACTATTCTCGGTAAAGATAAAAAGAAAAAAAAGACAGAAGAAGCATTTGAATTAAACGATATTACAAAATCTTTAAATGAAATCAGAAAAGATATGGTAAATAAAAAGTTTACCGTTAAAGAAGTTAGAAAATGGATGAATCATCTTGAAGAAAATAAATATAAGAAGACTTATATCAATGATGCTAAAAGAGTAACATGGTTTGTTAACAATAATCTTTCAGAAGATTATGATACAATGCCAGCTTCTATACGAAGAAAAAGAGAAGGTGTAAATTATGGAAGAGAAAGATATTTAGCTAAAGAGTTTTTGAAACAAAATAATTCTAAAGCTTTAGAGGAAAAACGAGCTAAACCAGCTGGTTATAGTCCACATCCATTACGCGTAGCAGATAAGGTTTTAAACCCTAATATGATGAACCCAAATCAACCAGATGTCACAGATGTTGTTAAAGCTGTCAAAAATTACAAGGACCCTTATAAAGCTGTCAATAAGGCTCAAGGTACCAAATGGTACTATGGTGAAGGAAATTTAAATGAAGAAGATTATGAAAGTAAATATCATCTTCGTGGGAAAGATACAGACCATTCTCGTCAAGTAGCTGGTGAATTTGGTAGCTACGGTAAAAATCTTTATCCTGATTATGAATTTCAACCTGGTACTACCGTTAGTGATACATTAAGGCACGATGGTGGTTCAACAATTACACATAGACTTTTTAATCCAGATAACAAAAATGTTCATACAATGGTAAAGAAAAATGTATTAAGAGGTGACAAAGGTGATGCGACAATACAATTTAAAGATACTGATTATTCAGACTTATCTAATCTTGATACTAAAAATCTATATTCTGATACGAATCTAAATCTTTATAACAAATATAAAGATTCTGGTGAGTTAGCTTTAAATAATTTAAGAAATAGAGGTGCCACCGTTCATACAGACAAATTCGGTAGATTTGATTGGACACCCCCTGAAGACTTTACTCCTATGGATTTTAAAGATATAGATTTTACTTCTGTAGGATTTAAAAATCCATTTACAGCTGAAAGTAAAAAATCTAAAAATAAAAAAGTAATTAAAGAAAGTAAATATAGTGATAGTCGACAATTACAATTAGCGGGAATAAAAAGTGAAAATAACTAAACGCCATATTCAACAATTAAAAGAAAATTATCAAACTATTACTGAAAAAAAATATGATGATTGGATGTATGATTATCCTCAAGATAATTTTTCTTTTCCTGATTTCAAAAAGAAGACATTTAAAATGCA